GTGGTTAATCTCAAATTTAAAAGAATAAGTATCACTAGTGGCATGCTGATTACTATAGTAAAAGGTATCTTGAACCTTTACATTATAGTTGATACCATCTCTTACTAAATTAAACACCGCTGTATTACTAACTCCTTCATTAGTACTAGTAATTAAATTGTTGTTAAAATCTCTAACCTCTACTAATTGAAATTGAGGCGGATTAGTTGCAGCATAGGTTATACTATTACCAAATTGATCTAGTATAGGAAAATCTGATGAACACATTTCATTGTTTCCCACTTGAGTATTTATTCCTTCATCAAAGTCATTAGTATTAAAACCAAATGAAACACCTTCAGCAGTACCACCTGATATTGCTTGGTTTAAATCAGTTATTAACCCGGCTGTACTTGTTTCCCAAAATATATCTAAGTTAGATTCTACAGGATCTGTTTCCATCACGGCTAGCTGAGGCATTGTAACCCAATTATTAGCATTTATAGGAGTTGGTGTAAATGTTAAAACATCACCAACAGAAGTACCAGATGTGTTTTGATTTAATACTATTTTACGGAAACCACTATCATTTGAAACCGAAAGAACTAAAGTTCCATCTAATATTCCAGGTCCAGTAACTGTTTGTCCAGATGTTACTGCAGCAGCGGCAGGAGTAGGACTTATAGAAGCTGTTGTTAAACCAAGAGTATCTAAACCTCCTAAACTAGTAGAACCTACAGTTCCAGTTACTATAACTGTTGCTACACCAAATTTTCCAGAAGGTGTATTTATTCTACCAATTAAAGGATTTGAAATAACATTATAAAAATCAGCACTACCTACATAACCTGTTTGTGATATACCGTTAAACATGTCATCATCAGTAGCTATAACACTTACTATAGGAGCAATAGCTCCAGGATAATATTGAGTATTATTTTGCCAAACATCAACGCTGTCTACGTTTTCTACTCTTCCATGTAATACTACACTACTCCTAAATTGTTTTTGTTCTGGTCCTACTTCTATTAAATCTCTAGGGACTTTATTAATATTATCATTAAATAATACAGTGTGAGATGTTTTACCTAATTCTTTAGTTGGATCTGTAGGGTAAGCAGCCATTACACCAGGTAAATATACATTGTAATATTCTTGTTCTGTTTGTTTCACAACTACTTTATAAGAGTACCAACCTAATGGATTATAATCTGCACTAGTAGGATCACCATTGTAGATACCTGTTGTTCCACCTGATATAGGATTATTAAATAAAACTTTTAAAGAATTTCCAGGAAAAGATAAAGCTTCTACACTTGAAGCTATATATCTTGAAAAAACAGTAGAACCTAAATAAGATTCATTGTTGAATTTAACAGAGCTATCTCCATCGGATAATATTACTGTAGATTGTCTACCAAACTTATCTGATAATACTATACCTACTTGATAATTTCTATTTTGTTTTAACGAATGATTAGGATATTCTATTTTACTTGTTGTGTATCTTACGTTGTTAGGTGCGGTAAAAGTAAGCGTTGAATTTGCGGCTAAAGCACCAGCTAACCCGGCAGATAATGTAATTGTAGTACCAGTGTTTGAAGCAATAACAGTATTACCTGCAATTGCTCCCGCAACATTAGATGTTACTGTATATCCATTTGCCCACGAACCGCTTGGTGTATTTATAGCGATAACAGTTTCTCCTTGAGGTTCTAAAGCAGTATTTGTAGTCGTTGCTGTACCTAAATTAAAATCCGATTTTGCACTTACCGCAACATTGTAATCTATAGTACTTGGAGGAGTGTGTTTATCTAGGAAATTTCCATATACAACTCTATTACTTATAATTTCTTGAGACAAAGCTCTTACAGGTACTTTGTCATATGTTCTTGTTGTTTCACTAGAAGGTAAAACTTTATAGGGTTTTGTAGATTGATATTCATATTCAAAAACACTAGAATCACCAAATGTTAAACCAGCATTATTTGCTAAACTTTGAGGAGTAGATAAAACAAGAGCACTTCCACCGTCATAACTTACTACAGTAGGATTATTAACTACACCGTCTCCACTAACCAAAGCACCTACTTTAATAGAACCTGAAACATTATCTATAGCTACAGCTGTAGTAGTAGTTGTTGCTCCATTTACATCTGCTCTACCATATCCATTTTTAATTCTAGACATTGGAATTGTTTCAATAACATTAATATTAGTTGAATTAGATTCTTTATACAATATATCTATGTCTGTTATTTTAAAAGTTTTATTTAAATTACTAGAAGTTGCTGGTAATGGTATTCTTAATATTATTTTATTAACTTTATTTTCCATAAATTCAACAACAGTACTTCTATAAGTATCTTCTTCATCTTGAACATCTAGTATAGGACTATTATTTTTAGTACCCACACCTGCTGTAGCACTTTCTTCATTCACCTTATATCTAAAATAACCATCTTGCTTTGGTATAAAACATTCTTGAGTAAACGGTGACATTATAGAATATTCACCATTTTCAAACTTATATCTATAAGCAAATCTTACAAATAATTCTTCTAAATAATCTGAATCACCATTATAATTTGTTTGATAATAAGGATTGTAATTAAATATAACAGTTGTACCTGCATCTATAGTGTATGTAGGAGTTTGTGTTTGAGTATTTACTGTAAAATAAGTATTATTGGATCCATTAACACTTGCTACTGTTTGACTAGTTTCAATAAAGTCACCATCATTATTAATATAAGCTATAGTAGCACCATAAGGTAAATCACCTTGATAACCATTTCTTACAATTTTTATACCGGTAACATTACTTGAATACGCGCTCTCTGTAACACCTTCGCCACCATCAGGATAATATCTACTTACAACATCATACATAGATGTTTCATAATCAGTAGCTGTATTTGATGCTGGTCTATATAACTCTATTGGTTGATAAGGATTATATTTAGCAACAGATATTTGATCTTCAGTTGTATAGTATGCTGGATTAGTACTATTATTTGGGTTAGCTAAAGATACGTTTATAACTCTTGGTTGATTTCTATTATCTGTCCAAAATAATAAATCTTCTAATATATTTACACCAGTTATCGGGAACAGTGTAGAAAAATTAAGAAAAGCTCCTTTAACTAATATAGAAGATGATTCAGTTAAAGCGTTATATTGCATGATCCAAGATGTTGAGTTTGTATTATATGCGTCAGCTGTGTTACTTGCTAAAAATATAAAAACTCTACTATTAATTTCATCAGTACAATAACCTATAGCAAACAAATCATCTTCACCAGCTAAATCTCTTAAATCTGCAACCCTAATATTACCTAAAACATTTTCTAATGCTCCAACATTAGGACCTTCAGATCTACTTACCTGAGCATTTACTGCATTTCTATATTCATCTCTAGGTAATAATCGATCATCAAGATCTTTATTCATTCTACCTTTAATGAAATTATTGGTTACTTTTGCCATTAAATTTTAGTGTTTAATCCATTTAGATTGACCTCTCATTACTTGAACTATTTCTTCAAGTTTAATATTTGATAATCTTATCTTAGCATTTCTTAATGCTGCTCTTCTATCTTTTTTAAATCTTGCTACTAGACCTTCAGGAACACCTGCTCTACCAGCTAATAAATTATATGATATACTCATATACATTGCTTCTTCAGCCATTTTAGGCACTCTAGTATCTAAATCATAAGCAAGTCCATCAGATATGTACTCTAATACAATTAATCTATCTCTTAAGTTACTAGAAAAAGTAAACTTACCTTCTCTTTCATTTATTCCAAACCATCCATTAGTGTTAGAATATTGAGGATCTATTCCATATAATCTTCCCCAGTTCCAAGGTCCTGATCCAAAATCATTAGAGTACCATCCGTAAGCCCATTCATCTTGTAAATATAAAGCTTCTTCATTTAATAATCTATTAGGGTTAGTATCTTGCCATCTTTCTACAGTTAATGATGTTCCTTCTAAATCTTCACCAAAATTATCTTGAGTTGGTACTCCTGTGTTATCTTGTAATAATTTAGTATAAGGATTTATAGTTAAATTATTGTTAGGATATAAAGGTCTTTTTACTCCATAATGATCTATCCAAGACAATGCTACATAATTAACATAATCTTGTGGCATAATTAAAGATAAATTATCTGGTACAGTTAATTCTTGAGATTTAATACTTTTTAAAGTATCATAACTAAATTCTTGTAAAGATCGTTTAGCAAAAAATAATACATCAGATTTTTTAGCAGTTTGAAGTATTTTTCCATCACCTACATAACCAACCATGTAATTATCTATTATATCTCCTAGTTTTATATATTGATAGCTGCCATAGTTTTCTTCTACTGCATCTCCTACCGCTTCTTCTGCTGGAGTATTAGCATACTGACCACCAGTTAATATTTTTAATTGTACAACTATATATAAATTATTAGCAGGGTTAGCAGCAAATGTTATAGCGTTTCCAGTTACAGAATATTGTAACACATACTCAGTCCAACTACCTGGAAAACCTGTAGTACTAGTATATATTTTAAAATTATTTAAAGCATATTCAGCTACTGCTGGATTCCAACTACCATACAAAAGATCAGTATTAAACGTGGTTGTTATAGTTAGTGCACCTCCTGTTCCTCTAAAGCCTTGTGAGCCTTGATAATATTGTTGGTTAGTTTCTGTTATTTGCGCCATTATGATTTTTCATTTTGTGAAACTGACATTGCTTCTTGTTCCGCAGTTTGTATTATTGTAGGATCGTTTATTATTATACCACAATATTTTAAGACTTGTGTTATAATATTAGTTTGTTCTGAAATATCTAATTCAAAATCCGTAGAAGTACCAGCATTGTATATATATTGACCTAAATTACCAGTAGTAAAACCCCAAATAGGAGCTGTAGGAACAGTTAAGCAATTTATACTTAAAACATCTGGATTAGGAGATACTCTTATTATTAATGAACCTGCATTATTAGTAGTGTAACATATAGGATATTGATTGGTAGGACTAGTTAAATTAGATCTTGTAATTAATTCAAAATCTTTTTTACTAGTTAATTGAGTTATTGAATTACGTACTGGATTGTTTACGTTTGTTGTATTGTATGTAGATATTATTTGACCTAATTTGTAGATAACGTTTGCGGTGTTGTTTTGCCAAGCTGTATTACCACCGACATAAGTAAAAGCTATATCTTGTTCAAATGGATATAACTTATAAGCAGTGTCTTTAAACATGTTAAAGAACTCTGTGTCATTCTGTTGATTGTTTTGATTGTATCTATTAACTTGATTTCCGTCTGGAAAATAAGCTTGAAATATTTCGTTTTGTACTTGAGCAGAAATACTATTAAACTCTGATGGAGTAACATATCCTCTTTGTTCTTTGTTTAATATGTACAAGACTGTTGTGTATACTGTATTTATATTTACTGCCATTATATTTTTTTTATTATAATACAGAGGTGACAAAGTGTCACCCCTCTATTATTATCACTTGTTAATTGAGCTTTTTATCTATAGATTTATAAATTTCTACTCCCTCATCTGTTTTCAAGAAAGCAGCAAAAGCTGAATAAGGGTTTTCATCAAAAGGAACATTCATTAACTTCCTGTTGTTTGATCCCCAAGAGAACGTTCTTTGATCTTGAGACAGCTTTATTATACCTAGTTCCCTAGCTTTAATAGAAAAATTTCTCAATTGCACATTCTCATCATTAGCTAATGCAATAAATAACTTTGGATTATTTTTTGCAAACAATAATAAATCTCTTTTAATTTCTTTAGAGCTCATATTATTTACTTCAGAACCTTTTTCAACTCTCAATATAGCTTCAGCATGATCTATATCTATGTTTCTAGCTGCATTTAATGCTTCTATTTCCATTTCTAAATCATATAATTCATCTTTAGCTTCTGCTACAGCACTATACTCTTCATATATTTTATTTTTTAAAGGGTGATATAGTGAAAGTAGTTTTTGTAAATTCTGTTTATTTTTAGGAACTTTCAAAAAACCGTCTCTAAAAATTATATGACCCATCGTTGCTTCACCTTTTTGTTCGTCGACTAATGGTGAATCTTGATTGGTTGCATATCTTATTTCTCTTTGTTTTCCTGTAGTCTCATCAAACCAAAGTAATGCATGCTTTTTTGAATGCTTACCTGGTATTGTTAAAGTTAAAGGAGACTTATCTCCTTTTAAATAATAAACTCTATCTCTTACTTCCCATTTTGGGCCTTGAGGTTTTTTAACCTCTACTTTTTTTTCATTTTTTGACATAATATAATATAATTAAATAGTTAATAATAATTACCCCGCCCGAAGACGGGGATAATTATTTAAATTTGGATTACTATAATCCTTGGAATAAAACGAAGTTGTTAGCAGCTTGAGTTACTAAACATCTTTCAGATAGGAAGTTAACCTCCATAGCATCAAGAGTTGAAGTAAATGCACCACCAGCAGCACCAGTTAACCATGATTTCATTCTTCTGTCGTCACCTTGAGAAGCTCTATATCTTACGTGTAAGAAAGGTCTTCTAATGTTAGTACCTAAGATTTGATCATAAACAGTACTTGTTCCAGCAGGAACTAATACACCTTCAATTGAATTTGTACCAACGATAGCACCTCTAGTAGAAGCATCGTTTAAGTATTTCCAATCAGTTTTATAGAAGTCATAAGAACCTCTTCTAAAACCAGAGAAGCCTAAGTTAAGTGCCATTTCTTCTGAATTTTCGAATAAACCGAAAGCAGTACCACCAGCGAAACCACCAGAGATAGAAGCTAACATATCGTCAAAATCAAGAGATGTTTGTCTCTGTAAGAATAACATGTTTTCTTCAATAGCTCCTTGAGTATCTAGGTTTTTAAGAATAGCATCAAACTCATCAAGTCCTGCAGCCGCTGTAAAACCAACGTTTACATTACCTCTAGCTCTAATAGCAGCAAATAAACCTTGTGTACCTGGTAAAACAGCAGTAGCATAACTTCCTGCAGCACCATTAACGTTAGCGTTTAATTCACCTTCTACCATTGCCATTTCTAAGTAATCTTCGAATCTTAATCTAGTTTCAGATTCAGCTTTTAAATACCAAAGGTATCCAGAAGCACCATCTTCAGTAGCAACTTCAACCCAACCAATCTGCGCCATATCAGATCCAGTAACAACGTACTGATCTCTTATGATTACTGGTGAGTTAGAAAACTGTGTAAACGAAGGGTCAACACTTATTCTAGCAGCAGAGTTTCCTACTCCTGCTCCAATACTTGATCCTTTTGTATAATCAGAACCATAAACAAACATTTTTACAGCACCAGTTGCACCACCACCAGAGATAGTAATACCTTGTGCATCAAATGTTGCGTTAGCAAATGGTTGAACTGTTACGTTACCAGCAGCTCTTGCTGTAACAATACCTTTTGCTTCTGTCCCGTTAGGGTCTAAAAGCACAACAGTATCATTAATAGATATAACGTTAGTTACACCTGCAACACCAACTGGAATTGTAACAACAGATGCTAAACCAGCACCAGCTCCTCCTCCTGCAGCTACACCACAGTTGTCATAGGATATATGTAATCTATTTTGTTCAGACCAGATTACTTGATCTGAGGTCATTGGCATCTCTGCACCGACCATTCTCAAAAAGCCAGATAACGTTCTGTTTCCATAACGCTCTACTTCTTGTTCGTAAATTTCTGGTAAATATTGTTGCGCAAAGTCATTCGCCCCACCGTTAAAAGCTAAATAAGCTGAAGGTGATGGAGTTTGAATCGGACTTGGAATAATACTACCAAATTGTGGAGATAAACTCATAATTTTAAATTTTTAATTAGTTAAATTTTCTTTTTTTGATTTTCAATTTAGAAGAATCAGCTCCAGAAACAGATTTAACTTTAAAGCCATTTACAAAAACCTCGCCCTGTTGGGTTCTAGCTTTTACAGGTGATAAATTTTTAGATTTATTCACTACGTCTTTAACTGCATCTGCTTTTCCTTGCTCATAAAAATGAGACGCGATTCTATCTACATTTTCAGCTGCATAAATTGCTTTGTGATAACCAGCCGCATCAGTAACATTACCTTCATTGTCTAAGAACTTCTTAACTAAATTGTTAATGTTGGATTGGTTTTCAGCAACTTTATCTACATCCTTTATATTGTACTTATATTTTTTATCTCCCACCGATATATCGAAACCTTCGAAATTTTCATTGAAAAGTTGTTTTGTATTTTCCTGGAATGCTTGATGTTGTTGCTCAGCTATTTCTTGCTGCTTATTGTATCGATTGAAAAAGTCCATAGCTTTTTGTTGATCCTGAGTTACGCCGGTTCTCAACTTGATTTCGTCGTAATATTTATTCTTAGTTTCTTCTAAAAAGTTTTTAGCTTTTGCAATCTCCTCTTTTTTAGCGAGTTTTTTCTTTTTGACGTCACGCTCTTCGTCAATTTCTGTATCGAAATCGAATTTATCTTCCATGATAAAGTCTATTTCTTCAGCATCTAAATGTGGTTTAGTCTGCTTATAATATTCTTTTAGTAAAGTAGTGTCATCTACATTAGTGTAATCAGCATTTAATCTAGTGTAGTCTTCTATTGTTCCACCAGTTTCTTCCATAAAATTAACTAATTTTTCGATGTTCTCAGGTAATTGTTTACCTAATACTTTTTGATCTCTAACAGCTTCTTTTACTTCTGCTTCTACTTTTTTAACCTCTTCAGTTACTTCTTTGATCGGAGAAAACCCTTCAGTAGTCTCGTTGGACTCTTGTACAGGTTCTCCCACCTCTGCGCTATCTCCGGATGGTTTTTCCAGAGGTATCTCCTTTGTTTCTCCGATTTGAATGGCATTATCTTCTTCTTTAAGTGCTTCCTTAGGTATTGTAACCTTAGTAACATCGTTAGGTATTTCTATTAATGGTTCCTTAAAATTAACTTTTTTAACCTCTTGTTTAACATCACCTAATTGTTTAGGTTTTTTAGGTTTTGATTTTACTTTAAAGTCACCTTCCTGTTTAACAGGTTCATTTGTTTTTAATTCTGACATAATATAATATAATTAAATAATTAATAAATTAAACGCCTAGCATTGAGCCAGTAACGTCTTTTTGTTCAAAGTCTATAGGTTGTAAATCATTTTTCCTTTGATCTATCATTTTACTTTGTTGCGTACCTTCCATTTTTATACGCTTATCTTTACGATCTTCTATTCTTGATTCTTTATCTTGCATTGCCTGCATATCCATTTGCTTCAATTGCATATCATACTGAAATTGAGCTTGCATTTTCTCTTGCTCTAACTGCGCTGCAGTTTGCATACGTTGTATTTCCATTTGAGATCTAGCCTGTTCATATTGAACTTTAGATCCAGAAATAGCTTCTTGTTTTTGAACTTCAGCTAATCCTATTTTTTCTGCAGCTTCTGCTTGAGCTTCAGATTGAGCTTTGGCTTGAGCCATAGCGTTTTGTTGATCTTGTTTTCCTTTTACTTTACGTTTTACTTTAAGTAATTGATTAGCTAATTTAAGGTTTTTAATTTGCCTTAAATCAATAGCGTCTTCTAAATTAATATCCCCTTGTTGTAGAGCCATTTGTATATTTTGCTCTAGCTGAGCTTGTTGCTCTTCATCTGGTTCTAATTCTAAATAAATACCAAAGTCATGTAAATTTAAATTACTTATTTGAGCTAAGGTGTTTACATTATAGTTTGATATGTTATTCATTAAAGACTCTGCGGTAAGTGGAAACTCTAATGCATCTGCTATTTTTAATGCTATATTTTCTGCTATCCTTAATGTAACATATAAACTAGCTTGTTTAATGTGTCTAGTAGCTACGTTAGAAGCGTTAGCTGCCATTTTTTGTAATCCAACTAGTGTTTGTTTATCAGGTGTGCTACCATCTCTAGCTTCATTTAACCCGGTCACATCTCTTATCATTTGTAAATAATACTGATAAGTGCTAATTAAACTTTGTATTTTACCTTGACCAGAGCTAGCTGTTAATTCTTGAATAGGAACTTTACCTGGATTCATATCACCATCTTGAGTTAGTGATCTACCTACTATACTACCAGTTTGGAAATACATATTTAATGCTTCTGCTGGGTTATAATTAGTTCCATTACCTAAATCTACTTCAGCAAGGCCATCCATATCCAAATATACACCATCTGGAACCATCTTTGACATTACTTGCTGTAATTTTAAATGTGTTAATTGAATCATATCAGCAAATCCTATACATTTACTTACCAATGATTCTATTCTACCTTTATAAATACGAGGTGCGCAAATAGCATAATTCATTTCTACTTTAGTAGTATCAGACATAGGTCTAGACATGTTTTGTGCAAGTTCCCATTTCAACATAGTATCTGTTCCTAATACTTTAGCACCACTATATAAAACCTCTATACTTCTACTAACTCTTTCATATCCATCATTAGGTGGTGGGTTGAATTGATCAGTTTTTTCTAAAGCTTTTTGCAATCCTTGTTCTGTTTGTTTTATTTTAAAAACTTGATTATGGTAAGTTTTATAATCAAAGTACATTACTTGAACCGTGTTTTCATCATAACCACCCCAACCTGTTATATAGTTTCTATTTCCAGGCATTTTTTGTATTCTTTCTAATTCTTCATTAGATATATCAGGAAATTCTTTTTTAAGTTCAGGTATTGTAATAGACTTTATTTCTCCAACATAATATATATCTTCAAAATTAGGATCTTCTGTATATGAATAAACCATATAAGCTGGATCTACATAATCAACTGTTATACCTTCAGCTGTATTAAAGTTTGTTTTACAAGCTGCGATTCCACAAACAGTTAAATCCATGTTTAATCTGCGTTTTGTTAAGTCATATTTGTTATGATCCATAACAGAAGATATAGCTTCTTCTTCAGCTATTTCTATACTTTGCTTATACGACAACTGCATGTGAAGTTCAAGTTCTTCTGGAGTTTCTGGTAATACCTCAGGATTTTTACTTTGATATAAATTAATTCCTAATGATTGTTTTAATGAATCAAGATATTCTCTAGCCAACATATCTTCTTGTATTTTAGCAGCGTATTCAGTTCTTTTCTTTACTGAAGAAGGATCTTGAGCGTAAGCTTTAATATCATATGTTTTAGCAGATATACCATTAACAACAATGTCTACAAATTTAGATAATATAGGGACTGGTTTCCAGTCTAAATTAAGATAAGACAAATCACCATTAATAGATAATTCATCTTTGTATTTTTGTATACTTTGTTCTCCACGAGCATACAGTCTTAATTGATGAAATTGATTCCAATTAGTTAAATACCTATTTCCATTAGTTCTACCAGTTTTAAACCACTCGTATTCAATAGCCATAGCAACTTGACTCCCATATTCAATACTTGCTTTTTCAGCATCACTCACTACTTGACTAGGGAAAGCACTATTGGTATTAGTATATATATTCATTAATTTATAATTTTTGATAAAGTTCCTTTATTGTTGTATTTTTTTATACCCAAATCAACAGCTTTTAATTCTCTCTTGTTAACAGGTGAATACCTGTGTTTGTTACAAGCCATTAAAGCTAAACCTGAACTAATTGAAGCATCATGAGTTGTCCTGTTATTTATATTAAATTTAGACCAATCCTCTAATGTTCTTTGAAAATACATGTCTCCATAACCTGTTTCTTTTAATCCTATAAAATGTTCTATATAGGTTTCAATTGCAGATGCGTGAGCTTGTTTAATGTCTTCGCTTGAATTAGGTATACCACCTATTTCTTTTTCTGTAACAGATAACTTATTTCTTTTTTTATCTGGTCTGTTCATAGCAAAACCTCTATAACCCCTACGTTTAAAATAATAAAGTAATCTTGGTTTGTTGTTTTCTGCTAGTATTGGCATGCCATAAAATACACAAGCCATAAGTACATCTTCAAAAAATATCTCAGCAGTTTGTGGACGCGCTATGTATTCTAAGAAAAAATGATTAGGTGGAACTTCTTCCATGCTAAATTTTGTTAAACCGTGTAGAGATCCGTTAGATCCTCTTTTATCTACTGTTCCTGATATATCATATGGGTCACATCCAAAAGCACCGCAATGCTCATTACCAGGATAATTAATTCCATTTTTTAAATATCTTTTGTTTTGAAGTTGTGCAGGTGGAACCCAAGTTACTAAAAATCTTCCTTGATTGTTTGGAACAAATATAACTTTTGTGTCTTTTTGACCATTTTCCCATTGAAAACTACCCTTTATAACTCCTAATGTATTTTTTAAATCTTCATTAAAATCTATCTGTTGATATATTTTTGTAAGATTAAATAAAGATGATTTAGATTCATCTCTAAAAGCATGCTTAGTAGTTCTTGGGAATTGTCTATAAAATTCATTCAAACCATCTTGATCTTCTTTTAATCCTTCTACCTCATTCTCCCAATATTCAACAACTCCGAGTTTAATTGGTACTCCATGAGGTCCATGCACTTTTCTTTGTGGGGTGTCGAATACAGGCATCCCGTAAGAATCAATGTATCCTTCGTAATTCCATTCCATAGGAATGAACAA